CGGGAAAATGCTGGGGCTGGCCAAAAAGTTGGCTCCTTTTGCTATCGCTGCTGGCGTTGTGGTGGGCGGTCTTGGGGCCTGCGTGAGTTCCACGATTGAGACGCAAAAAGCCCTGGGGGAACTGGCGTCTGTTGGGGTCAAGGATTTCTCGGCCATGGAAACGGCGGCGGAGTCTTTCTCAAACCAATGGGCCGGAACGTCAAAGGCCGAGTTCATTGCAGCGGCCTATGACATCAAGAGCGGTATTTCAAGCTTGACCGATACAGGTGTTGCCGAATTTACAAAGTTGGCGGCGCTCACAGGCAAGGCAACAAAATCAAACACCGCTGAAATGACCAGCTTGTTTGCAACGGGTTACGGCATTTATAAAGGCATGTATGCTGATTTGTCTGATATCCAGTTTGGTGAACTGTTTTCCGCCGGGATTGCAGGGTCCGTAAAAGCGTTTAAAACAACCGGGTCCGGTATGGCCGGGGCCATTTCAACACTTGGGGCTACAGCAACCACAGCCAAAATTCCACTTGAAGAGCAGCTTTCAATCCTTGGAATGCTTCAAGCAACCATGAGCGGCAGCGAGGCCGGAACGAAATACAAGGCGCTTATGCAGTCAGCAGCTGGAGCCGGGGAAAAACTCGGATTGCAGTTCATGGACTCAAATAACCAGTTGTTATCAATGCCGCAAATCCTTACGGCCATGAAAGGGAAATACGGTGAAACCCTTGATGCCATGGAAAAAATGGACATCAAAAAGGCGTTTGGAACGGATGAAGCGGTTGCGGTTATTGATTTGTTTTACGGAAAAATTTCAGACTTGAACGCCAATATTGCAAACATCGGCGGCGCTATGGGGAATGGCGCATCATTCACCGGTGAAATGGCAAACACTATGAACCAGGATCTCGGCGCTGCCCTTCAGCTCACGGGCCAGCGTTGGCAGAACCTTAAAGAAACCATCGGCAATGTGTTTCTTCCGGTTGTGGTGCCGCTTGTCGCAGGGATCAGTAAAGTGGTGGCCATTCTTGGGGCGTTTGCCAAGACACAGGTGGGGCGTGTGATCCTGATCATCGTGGGTGTGTTGTCCCTTGCGGTTCTGGCTGTGACGGCGTTTGCCGGGGCTGTGGCGGCGGTGAGTTTTGTTCTTCCGCTATTATCCGGGGCGCTGTTGCCGTTGATCGCCCAGGTTCTGATGTTTTCTTTTGCCCTTCTTACCTGCCCGTTAACGTGGATCATTGCGGCGGTTGTGGCTGTGGGGGCCGGGCTTTACTGGCTTTATACCCGGTTTGATTTTGTCCGGAACGGGGTTGATAAGCTGATGTATGTGCTGGGGTTTGCGGCGGGGATCATGATCAAATTCGGGTTGATGTTCGTCAAGGCGTTTCTTGACCCAGTGGGCGCTGTAAGGACGCTTGTGGCCTATATTGTCGGGGCGTTCCCCACCATGCTGGGAGTAATTACCGGGCTTGGTGAACGGTTCAGGATGTCGGGTGCGGCGCTTTGGGATGCGTTGATCGCGGGGATCAAATCCAAAATGATGGCTCCTGTCGAAGTGGTGAAATCCGGGCTTCAGATGGTCAGGAACCTTCTTCCCTTTTCAGATGCGAAGGAAGGACCGCTAAGTACATTGACCTTGTCCGGAGCACGGATGATGGAAACGCTTTCGGGCGGTGTGAAGGCAGCGGCTCCTGTTTTGCGTTCGGCGGCTGTTGGGGCGCTGGCCGGGGTTGCGGCGGTTGTCGGGGTGGACACGGGTGTTCTGCCTGGGGTTGATGGTGGTCGGGGTGCACAAAGTGGGCTGAGTTCTCCTGAAATCCCTGGGATTAAAAAGGCCGGAAAGCAATCTGAGGGCGGACGGATCGTGATTTCGAATCTGACCGTGACCTTGCCGGGTGTGGCTGATGCGGACGGGTTTGTCAAAGAGCTTCAACGGCTTGTGGCTCAATACGAGGTTTAGATATGGCGGACGGGATGCTTGTTTTCGACCAGGGCGAAGTTGTCCTGGGCGGCAAACGGATTGACGGGATTTTGAAAAGCATGAGCGTGGGCGGAGCTGTCCGTTTCGATGAATCCCAGCAGGATGGGGCATCGGGCAAGGTCAAGGTGCCCCTGGGCTGGAATGATGCGGATATCACCATCACCCTTGAGCTGTTAACGGATGATGGCGGAACCTGTTATGACCGGCTGTCAAGGCTTTCTGCTGTTTTTAAGGGGTATGACAACAAGAGCAACCCGAAAATCTACAATGTCCGGAACGCTCATCTGCTGGCGCGGGGCGTTCACCAGGTGGTTTTCTCTGGGCTTGATTCGGATGAATCGGACGCTGAGGACGTCATCACGGCAAAGCTGACGTTTGTGGAGCACAATCCGCCGATTCGGAAAGTCGAGGAACGGCAGGCTGCGAAGGCTGGAAAATCAGGCAAAGCGCCAACATCTACAACGTCAAAGACGGAACCAACCGCTGATAAGAAAATCGGTGAAGACAAGGTGAATCCCTTTATGCAGGGGTTTAACGACGGGAACGGATAAATGGACGGAATCAGGGTGGACATACGGATCGGGAACCTTGAGGTTTTGAGGTGCCCTGGGTTGTGGGTGGATTCGGAACGCCACCGGGCACTCACCCGGATGGGTGTGGTTTTGCCTGATCCGGAGCGGGATCTGTTTAAAACCATTGTTGCCGGGCAGGATGTGGAGATCCGGATGGGCTACCGTAGTGAAGATCCGGGAGTGTGGACCGGCACGGTTAGTCATGTGGAGGAAGGCGGCACAATAGACCAGATCATGATCGGGGTTGTGGGTTTTGAACGGGCGCTTGTTGAAACGCGAGTCACGGAGGCGTGGGTGTCTGAAAGCCCGGAAGCTGTGGTGGCCTGGGCGGTATCCAAGGCGGGCATGACTGCCGGGCGGATTGACAGTCCTGGGGTTATTCTGCCCAGGGTTTCTGCTGGTGATCTTTCGGTGTGGGATCTGGTACGGGGGCTTTCGGTGTCCTGTCAAAAGGGTTTTGACGTGTCCATGACGTCCTGGGCGCTGTGGGTGGATGACAAGGGCCGTGTGAATTGGGGTGATTTTGATGCGGATGGGGATGTTCCGACCATCGAAAGCGGGGCTTTACTGATCCAGCATGTTCCATCCGGAGCCGGGTTTGACAGGCATGTGGTGGAAAGTTTTTTGATTCCGGGCTTACGGCATTCCATGCTTTTTACGCTGAAGGATGTGTTCCGGGGAGTTGACGGCACGTTCCGGGCGCTTCGGGTTCGGCATGAAATCGGGGATGATAAGGCGCGGACTTTTGTCTGGTATGGGGCTGAGCATGAAAAATACTGATCTTGTCGCACTTCTGAAGCGTGCGGTTGAGCTGGTAATGCCTGATATCAGGGCATATTACCGGGTCACCCGGAAAGCCCGTGTGGTCAAGACCTATCCCAGCGACGGGAACTACTGGGCGGATGTCCAGCCTCTTAGAAACGATGAAAGCGTGGATGAAAAAGAGCCGGTGGTGCCGATGGTTGAAATCCCCGTGATGTGGGGCGGGCCGAATCGCGGCGTGGTTTGTCCTCCGGCTGTGGGGACGTTGTGCGATCTTTCCTATTATGACGGTGATCCGAATTATCCGCGTATTTCGAACTTTAGGTGGCACGGGAACAAGGCTCCGGCGTGTGATGTCGGGGGATTTATGGTGCAGCTTGAACCGGGTGTTTCCATGGCCATTGATCCTGGAAAAAGGATCGTGCGGCTTACCTCGACGGATATGACGGACACAACAGGCGGCAAATGGACGGTAGTGGCCGGGTCCGAGGTGACCATTGATGCTCCCACCATCAAGCTGAACAACGGAGCAGGCGTGGTGACGGGTGAATGTATCTGCCATTTTACGGGGTCTCCCCATGGGGATGTTTCGGCCACGGTATTTGCCGGAAAGGTTTTGTAATGGCGCTGAATGCAGGTGTTTTGAAAGGATTGATCGTTTCTGAGCTTGTGAACCAGGGCTTTGTTTTAACAGGTGAACATGCGCGGATCGAGAAGATGGCGGATGCCATAGCGACGGCGGTTGTTTCTCATATTACGGCGGCGGCTGATGTGGTTGTGGCTGGTGGGTCAAGTGCCGGAACATATAAGGTTTCATAAGGGGTGGGCATGGGTGTTGATGTTTTTGGACAGGATATCAAACTTGACGATAATTTCCAGGCCATGGTTGCGGCAAACGGGGAACTGGTTCTGACGGATGGACCTGAAACAGGGGTTCAGGATATCCGGATCATGTTGTCGACACCGTTCGGGACTCTGTTCTACGACACGGATGTGGGAAGTCTGATCCATGAATGGGTGAAGGATGAAAACACAGAAATATCACGGATGGCGCTGGCTTCTGAAATCAAGCGGTTGTGCGATGCTGATGCGAGAGTGGTGATGGGCAGCACGGTGTGTGTGGTGTCAGGGTGGAATGAAAAAGGAATCACTCTGTCGGTTTCTTTTGAATTCATCACGGAAGATCACCCGTTCAATCTGGTGATTTCAGTTAACAGCGACAAAGTGGAGATGGTGATTAAAGATGTCAGTGCCGGTTGAAAAAACATTGGAAGAGATCCGGACCGAAATGTTCACCCGGATCGGCGAAGTTCAGGACGATTACCAGCTGAAGGGCTGGCTCCCTCGGGTGATGAATCTGGGTAAAGGCGTGGTCCGGGGCTTGATCGAGCTATGGAGCTGGGGGCTTTTTCAGCTTTACTCTTATTTGAAAACCATTCTGTCTCAGGCGTTTCCGTCAACGGCCACGGGTCTGTGGCTGGATCTTCATGCGGGGCAGATCGGTTTGACGCGGTTTGCTCAAACCAAAACGTCCGGGACGGTTTATTTCACGCGGTCAGGGACGGTTGGGAACGTGCCCATTCCTTTGGGGCGTGTTGTGCGGACGTTGCCAGATGCTTTGGGTAAAACCTATGGTTTTGTGACTCGGGCGGCGGCTGTTCTTTCGGATGGTTCAAATGAGGTGGCCGTGATTGTTGACGCTGTGGAATACGGCAGCGGTAGCAATGTCACGGCAGGCCAGATCACGGAGATCGTGACATATATCCCTGGGGTTGATGCTGTTGAAAACAGAACTGGCTGGCTGATTTCAGAGGGCCAGGATGAAGAAT